ATTTTCTACATTCATGCAAATATTGCTATTAGTAAAAGAGCCCACAAAGAGCCAACAAATAAGATACCCATTAATATTTCATCCATACTAAAATCCTTGTTAACAGTCGGGATCAAAAGAAGCCCACTCATCCATTTCCGTAGGCTCATCATAATCATCATCTTCCTCAATATTACATAGCCAAGGCCCACTATCTGGCTCCGAGTACCACCAGTCCTCTTCTAAAGCTTCGGGGCATCGTACAGGATCTCCATTACTATACCCATCTCCGACTAGATACTCGCCACAGTTTGGGCAAGTATCTCTTGTATTCCAATGTTCCATAAGTGCGTCGTGCATATCCGGCTTCTCCCATCCAAATAAGTGCCATAGTACATACTCAAGCACTATCTTCTCATTCTGGCAATATCTTTCATTTCTTCTTCGTTGATAACTGGTACCGCATTGGATTTATGCATGGTTCCGATACCCTTAACGAGGGTTCCTGTATAACGTGGGCTCTCCACCCGAGCGGCAACTCCAACTGTTTCGGGAGCTGAGGGGTATTCAGGCACACTCCTGCGGTAATTAACTCGTTCAGGCTCATGAATACTCCCTCTCGTGCTAACCTTAGTTTTTCGCGCATAATTACGCTTCTTTCTTCCCGTGACATCATAGCGTAACGATCCATATATCATCCCCATAAATAAAAAACTCCCGTGATCGAAGTATATATTATACTACAAATCAACGGGAGAGTCAAGAAATATTTTTATATATCCTGTATTTCTTCTCCAGTTTTATGAGAGGAGTCCTCTCTTTGATCCGGAGTCAAAGCATTCTCAGGGCCCATTTTTAGAGGCTCCCAATCCATAGTGGAGGTAAAATCTATGGGCTCATTATTTCTTATTTTTACGCATTTGAAAGTTACACAACTATCTTCATGCTGCCATGGTTCAAGAGAAAAAGCTGCATCAGCAGCATCTAAAATACCTTTTGCAAACCGAGCTTCGCCTGTTGCATCCGTTTGATACGGAGAGAAGAACGGTATTTTATACTCCTGGGCCATAGACTTAAGAGCTTTACTTACTTCTATTTGTTCGGTCCAATCGTACTGACCGCTTCTACTAGGAAGATTAGACCTCTTTACTTGATTAATATAATCAACAATGACTACACCAATATCCATAGAAGATTTTACTTTCATTTCAACTTCAGTTCTTATCTTGCCCAACGTAAGAGAAGGATCATAGATAACATCTAACTGTGTTTCGGGATTAAGATCACAGGTAGTAGTAAGTTTTTTATGAAAGTCATCGAACTTACGATGATCTCTATATTCTGAAAGAAGGTCTTGCCCTCTTTGAAAGCGACCTGCCCACCATTCTGCAACACGTTCCCATTCGGTTACACTAAGGTTTTTGGATCGTAGGCGCCCTTGCGGCACCTCTGTAGCGATAGAGCAAAGCCTTTGAAGTATCGACCTGGAATCCATTTCGATAGTAAAGTATAATGCAGACTTGCCGTCTTGATATACTGAGTTTGCAATATTCGCACAAGTAAGAGATTTCCCTGCGCCTCGTCGACCACCTACAAGAATCAGATCCTTCGGGGAGAATTGAATCAGATTATCATATTGTGTGTTCAAACCGAGGCGCAGGTACTTTCCAAGCTCCTCTTCATCCTCAAATAGAGAGATACGTTGCATACTCTCTTGAGGTTCTTCAAGTTCTACCTTCTCTTCAACTCGAAGAATAATATCGTGCAGATGCTGGACATTTTCCTCTGCATCCTCAAAAGAAATTGAGTTTTCTACATACTCATCTAACTCTGTCAGTATCTCTCGCTGAGTGAACTCGTTTTTAAGATACTGTAAAAGTATATATGGGTCTGTATCAACTTCAAGAGTTTCTATCGCATATATCTTATCGAGAGTAGAGGTATCTCTAGTGGATAACTTTAGCTCTTCGACAGACGGGAGTTTATGATACGACTCGCAGTGCTTATCAATAACGGAAAAAATAGTGTGGTACTCTTTCGGCAAATAGTGCTTACGCACATAGCTCCAGGTTTCAAAATCCTGTATGCTCAATATTTGCTTGATGAGCGCACTAGCGACGTTCAATTATATCTCCCCAACGAACACGAAAAAACAACCGTAGTGAAACCACCACGGTTGCTATATTACCTACAAGGTAATTACTCTGCTGCTTTAGCGGCCTTGGCGGCGCCGTCGTAATCGGCTGCGGCCAAACCACGACGAGTCAGCATAGTCTTAACACCACGAGCGGTTTTGCCGATGGATTCTGCAATTTGCTCTACAGTCATAGAAGCAATATCGGCAATGTCCTCAAAAGGATCAGCTTTTGAAGTGCCTTTAGTGGTCTCTTGACGAGGGATTGCATCAATATCGCCAGAGCGCAGAAGGCTAAGAGCCTTACCACGAATACTGTTTACAGAGCGTCCAAGAGCTTCTGCAATAGCTTCGACGAATGCACCATCATTAACCATGCTAACAAAGGTAACTTCTTCGTCTGCTGAATAAGTCTTTACAGACTCAACCTTAGGAGCAGGCTTGACATGGTCAGTCAGCTCCATAGAAAGGATCTTGCCCTGCAATTGCTTGGCAGAGAAAGCTCCGCCCTCAAAGTGATCAGCGATCTGAGCATAAGTATACTCACCGCTGTTGCTTTCGAGGAAAGAAACAAGAGTTGCCTCTTGTGCTTCTGAGAAAGACTTGGAAGCGCGGGCGGATGCCAGCTCTACTTCGAAGCCCATCTTTCGCAGCTTAGAAGAAACAGAACGAGTGGAAGTCTCCAATCGATCAGCTGCTTCAGCTACAGTTTCTTGAGATACTGGGGACTCAGTTCCAACAAAGGAAGTAAGATCAGCAGTACGCTCGTCAGTCCACTTAGGAAGTGCCATATTTTTTCTCCAAATAGGATTGTAAATCCGTGATTATTTCAATACCAGATTCTCTGGCTTGTTTAGTTTTTGCCGATTCAATACCACTCTCATTAACGAGAATCGTTACATCTTTTGTCAGACTTGACTTTATTATATAGCCAAGATTAACAAGTGCTGTACCTGCTTGAGCTTTAGTTTTAAAACTCTTAAGCTTTCCAGTTATGCAGACAACTCCACTAACCTTAGATGTCGGCAGTGCGCTTGGGGAAATAAACTTGTAGTCAAACGGTAAAACACCGTCATAAAAACAATAAAACTCTTTATCCAACCAGTCGCACAGGCTTTCAATTGCTTTCGGTCCCAATCCGGCACGCTTACAAGTGTCTGGTGTAATTTCAGTAATAGATTGCACAGTCTCAGACAGCTTCATCGTTGCCGTTTTTCCGATTAAAGGAATACCAAAGGCAGGTAGTACCATATCGAGAGGGGCGGAGGCAGAGTTCCAAATTTCATTATACAACTTTTGCCCCAACTTTTCAGAGCCAAGACAGTAAATAGTTTCTTCAAGACTTAAACTATAAATCTCGTCAAAATCTTTTAGTCCTAGCTTCTCGATAGCTGCAGGGCCTAAGCCCTTAATCTTCAGAGTTTTTGCAAAGTGTTCAATCTTTTTTGCCTTTTGCGCGCTACAATGACTATTATGACAGTACAGAATATCGCGGACAAAAGCAAGCTCACCACTGCATGACGGACATACCGTTGGTGGCACGATTTCTCTTAGCATTTAAACTTCTCCGAAAATGTAGAGTATATTATACGAAAAACTGAGGTAAAAGTCAAGAACTATTTTTTGGGATGTCCACTCTGCGAACGATTCGCGGAATAATATCTCCACTGCGAATAACTTCTACCGTGCAGCCAATTTCTAGTTCCAGGCTGCGAATGTACTCGATGTTGTGTAGAGTTGCCCTGCCCACGAGAGCACCTTCTACTTCGACTGGATCAAGTATAGCAACTGGACTGACTATGCCCGATTTACCTACTTGCCACACAACATCGAGTAATTCTGTAATCTTCCCCTCCTTCTGCTCTTTGAGAGCAAAAGCGCCGCGAGGGTGGTGGGCTGTATGTCCCATTTTTTGAAAGGCTTTCTGATCGCGCAGGCGGTATACTAAACCATCCGTAGGATAATCAGTAGCGTCGAAGTCTGTTACGACATTGAAACCTTCATGGGCCAACGCTTTCATTGCATGATTATAGTTTGAATAGTCTTTTTCAAACTGTATGTCGTAAGCAACAAAGACTAAATCCCGGGCTCTAGTCCGAAACTCATTCATATCTTTGAGATTTAGCGACCCCGCTGCAACATTGCGAGCATTGGTGACAGACGAAGGCAAAACTATTTCACCAGTAATCTGTACTTCTCCCTTCATAGGAATAGTAACAGGTACTAGCTCTTCTAGTTTAATGGTAACATCTCGGCCTAAGTTACCGTCGCCTCGTGTCAATCCAAGTGCAAAGTGTCCGTTTACATATAGTAGAGACACAGCTGCCCCATCCAACTTTGGAGTACAAACATACTCCGTAGTATCGGGGGCGTTAGAGAGTTGAAAGTATTTTTGTAGTGAATACATCTTGTACAAATGAGGAACACCGTCTGTGACGATGTGGCCTACAGATTGATGATTCCACCTTTTTACAAGTGCGTCATACTCTTCATCCGAAATAATCGGATAGCCTGAAAAGTATGCAGCTTCACATTTTTCAAAAAAGTCTTTCATAGATTCTCCCACTCAGACCATATATTATACAGAAAACCGGAAAGAAAGTCAAGATTTATTTTGTATATAATGTGCTTAAAAGTTCTGAAAATTCTTCCTGGATTATCTCTTTACTTTCGGCCAAGCTTAATATTTCTATTAATCCACAAAATAACTCCCGCGAGTTATTAAAGTCTAGAGGAAAGGCTATTCCATCAGGAGTAGGGCACCACTCTTCATCAAAACTTAAAAAATACTTACGAAGATGCAAATACTCTACTCCTCGAAAAGTACTTATAGTGAGTCGTACTTGTAACTCTTTTTCTTCATCATAGTGCACTATTTTTTCATACATTTCAGGAGAAGCATATAGTTCCATAGCTATCTACCTCTCGTTCTTTAAAACTGAAGCTAAAGGTACTACGCTTGTTACATTGGTAGGTTTTAATAGTCGATACGAGTCCGTATCCCAACAAAACGTGAGTAACGTACTTGAGGATTCTTTAGCTCTGTTCTTTTTATTTTGAATGTATGGTGTAGAAAAATCTAATGTACATACATTGTATTTTAGTTTATTAGACTTTTCACTACGATACGTAATTATGGCATCCCCATAATCATGTATCAAATTTGCTAATTCTTCCTTTTTCATTATTACTCCTTTTGGTAGGTTAGCAAAATTTTTTGCTGTCCAGACTTAGGGTAGAATAATGAGATGCAGTAAACCCCCGAAACAAGAGCTTCGGAGGTTTACAGAGCCAGTAGGTTAGCTTGCTGAGCTTACACCATTCAATACTGTGGTAAAGTATTGTGCAGCTTTGCCTGTCAATTTGCTAATAATTTCTTCATCAACGCTTTGACCCGCATCATTGATAGCTGCAATAAGACCTTCTTGGGCGGCAGCTTTTGATACGCGCCCGCCACTACCACCATTCGAGGCTTTTGTCGCTCCACCAGAAGCGGGGGCTTTCTTTACATAGACACCAGCTTTGGTAAGAATCATTCGAACACCATTTGGAGATTCTTCTAATTCGTCTGCAATGTCCTTTACAATTTCCATTGATGTTTCGGGAGTAGGGTCAGCTGCTTCATACATAGATACAGCTTGTGCCTTCTTATCGTCGTCCCATGCCATTTTACGTTTCCTTCTAAGTTGGGTAATTTTAGCTCCAGGACATGATCCTGTCGCGGCTAGTTGTGATAAATAAAATCGGTCGCCCATTGGTTCCCTCATCTTCAATACACATATTATACTTGTATATGAAGTGAAAGTCAAGAAATTTTTTTAGATACGTGATAAATCTACACCGTATTCTTGAAGGTGTGTTAGCTTTCCCAAATCATATGCGAGAGCTGAGGCGGTAAACCCGCCTCCAGTAGCAGTAGTCCAACGATCACTGTAATCGTCGTCAATTTTTTCAATCACCCAGATATTGTACGCTTTACTACCATACTTCTTTTCATAGTTTACATCTTTCATTCCGGATTTTTCTGCCTGATAATCTATAGACAATTCGTATTTAATTATAGCAGGGCCGTGATACTTGGCCGACCATACTATCTCTCCCTTTTCGAATGAATCTGCCACGCATGCTTCTGGTAGGTAATCGTACCGTCCTTCGTCTTTTTGAGGTACACCCACTTTTTCGATGATGCTTTTAACAAATCCTGATGAACGATAAAGTCCTGAGGCAATTGTGCTGATGGGGGAACCGGATAAGAACTCAGTAACCGCATCTGCCACTTCTTGTTTTGTAGCTGATTTTCCTCTATTTTGAGATTTTCTTTTCTCACGATACGCTTGAGTCTCTTGAAAATCATCAATAATTCTTTGAAGCCTTGTTGTATTGTATGCTATATTCAGGATACCACAAGCTTCCTTCTTTGTTACAGGGCTGTCGCCACTCAGAAGACCGATCACTTTCTGTATATTCGTATCGGACAAGTTCTCGAACTCTTTCTTCTTGATTTTTTTCAATTTTTGCTATCTCCCTATTTATATACCATACAGCTTTACTTAAATCTTCAACAGTATCATTACTCTTTACTCCTGCTCTCCAGATATACTTTATTGCATTTCCTAAACAGAAGTTCATATGTTCTGTGATTTCAATACACTCTACTCCGCTGGGGTGTGCTTTATAGTGGGGTGGGTGCTCTACATTAAGCCATTTACTATTA